GGCGTAGATACTGTATTCACTGGACATTTTCATAAACGACAGATTAAAAACAATGTTCACTATATTGGCAATGCCTTTCCGCATAATTATGCGGATGCGTGGGATGACGAGCGTGGCGCAGTGATACTTAACTGGGGTGCGGACCCACAGTATCACAATTGGACAAGCGCGCCTCGTTATCGCACGTTAAATCTTATTCAAATGCTAGAATCGCCAGAAGAACACTTAGATAGTCGAACTTATGCTCGTGTTCAATTAGATGTAAGTATTTCATATGAAGAAGCAAACTTTATTAAAGAAGAAATGCAAAAAACATATGGAGTTCGTGAACTTAGTCTTATTCAACATCGTGGAGAAACTCTTACTGAAAATGCCATTGGCGATACAGCATTTGAAAGCGTTGATCAAATTGTGCTAAGCCAAATTAGTAATCTTGATACACAGCACTATGATACACAGTTGCTTATGGAAATTTACAATAGTTTATGAAATATAATATAAGTGCCAATACCTTAATTAAACCACAAGATATTAAGAATTACAGTCCAGTATTGCTACATTATGTTGGCGGTACTTTTGGAAACTTTGTATATAGAATGATGCACAGACATATTAGCGGCTTGCCTACTATACACGATGATTTTTCGTTTACAAATGGCAGTAGTCATCCAATTTATGATGCGCAGTATGCTGATGATTTAGGTCCACTAGCTTACAAGCAAGATTTAAAAATAGACAAAACTATATCTTGCAATTTATTGGTACTTAAAAAACACGGATTGCCGCAATTAAATTGTCAAACTTTTTGGCTTACTAAACAAGCATATTATAATATTAAATTAAAAGTTCCTAATAAAAGTGCTTATTTGTTTGCTATGATACAAAATATTTTAAAAATTTATGATAATTCACTTATTATAGAAACTGACTATTGGGAATTAGATTGGATAATTAAAAATAACTTTGAAAAACAAGATTATCTAGAAACTGTTCTTGGAAAATCAATAAATGCACTGCATAGTTCGTGGTATCACGATGTAAACGATGAAAAAACATATACATTTGATTTTACTGATATTCTACATGTAGATAAATTATACAATCATTTAGAGAGTATAGCGCATAATTTAAATCAAGAAATGAGTAAGTCTAAACGTGACTTTTATGATGATCATGCAATATTTTTAAAAAACCAAACTTTCTTAGATTCTTATTATAGATTTATTAACCAAGAACACGATACATCCATACTATTAGATGCGTTAATGAAAAAATTTGCACAATAATATTGAACTTAACCATAAAAAAAGATAGAATATAACAATGCTAAAAATCAATTCGTTAACAGTAAAGAATTTCATGAGTGTGGGCAATGCGACCCAAGCCGTGAATTTTGACCGTAGTGACCTAACCTTGGTGTTAGGTGAAAATTTAGATTTAGGAGGTGATGACACTGGTGCTAGAAATGGCACGGGTAAAACCACAATCATCAACGCCTTGAGTTATGGTCTCTACGGTCAGGCGTTAACAAACATCAAAAAAGATAATCTTATTAATAAAACCAATGGCAAAGGCATGTTGGTTACTGTTGATTTTGAAGCTGGCGGTCGTCAATATCGCATTGAACGCGGTCGTCGCCCTAATATCACTAAGTTATACATTGATGGCACTGAGCAAAACGACTATACAGATGATAGTCAAGGCGATAGCCGTGAAACACAGGGCGATATTGAACGGTTACTAGGCATGAGTGTAGACATGTTTCGTCATGTCGTAGCACTTAATACCTATACAGAACCATTCTTAAGTATGCGAGCCAATGATCAACGTCAGATTATTGAACAATTACTTGGTATTACTATTCTTAGTGAAAAAGCAGATCATCTTAAGAATCAGATCAAAACTACTAAAGATATGATCGGTGAAGAAAAAATTCGTATTAAGGCAGTACAAGATGCTAATGTGCGCATTGGGGAGCAGATTGATAATTTAAAGAAACGCCAGAAACTTTGGCAAACAAAACACGATGAAGATTGTAACAAGATTGAACGCAATCTTATATCACTTAGCGAGATTGATATTGATGCGGAAATTGCCAATCATCGGCTCCGTGAACAGTTTCTAGCTAACAAGAAACTAGAAGACCAGTTGCGAGGCATTGAAACCCGTCAAAAGATGTGGGAAAAAAAGCAGCTTGATGAGTGTGATGCAATTAAACTGCAAATTGCAAATCTATCTAGCATTGATATTGACGCAGAAATTGCGATTCATCGTGATATTGCAGATTATGATGATAAAGCAAAACGCCGTGATGAGGCAAAACGTTGGATTGCATCTATTGATGCTGCCAATGCCAAAGAAGAAAAAACACAAGCCAAGTTAAAGAAAGAGATTGAAGACCTTAAAAACCACAAGTGTTATGCGTGTGGTAGCGAACTGCATGATGATAATCAAGCAGATATCCTTGCGGCAAAGGAAGCAGCATTGCGTGAAAGCGCATTGCAGTTTATTGCAAGTGAAGGTCAGCGAATGGACCATTATACTACCCTTAAGGAAATTGGTGAACTAACACCACCACCAAAACCATATTACAAAACGCTTGAAGCGGCATTAAACCATCGCAATACTCTTGAGAACATGACGGTTACTCTTGAAAGCCGTATGCTTGAAAAGAGTCCGTTCAGTGAACAAATCATTGAACTTGCTACTGAGTTAGGTGACAGAGAGTGGATTGCTGAGAGTCAACTTGGTTCTCTGCATTATGATACCATTGAAGATGCATTAAACCATCGCAATACACTAGAACAATTAGCAAGCGCATTACTTGATAAACAAGGTGAAAACGATCCATATACTGACCAAATTAGTGACATGGAAACAAATGCGGTTATTGAAATTACATGGGATACGATTAATAATCTTACACAAATGCAAGAGCATCAAGAGTTTCTACTTAAAATGCTTGTAAGTAAAGATAGTTTCGTGCGTAAGCGTATTATTGATCAGAACCTTGCTTATCTTAATAGTCGTCTTGGTAGTTACCTAAGTGCCATTGGATTGCCACATGAAGTTAAGTTTATTAATGATTTAAGTGTAGAAATCACTGAACTTGGTCGTGATCTTGATTTTGATAATCTATCTCGTGGTGAACGCAATCGTCTTATTCTGTCATTGTCTTGGGCTTTCCGTGATGTATGGGAAAATCTATACCAACATATCAATCTGTTGTTTATTGATGAATTGATTGATAGTGGCATGGATAGCAGTGGTGTTGAAAATGCGCTAGGTATTCTTAAACGCATGGGGCGTGAACGTAACAAGAGTATATTCCTTGTATCCCACAAAGATGAGTTAACTAGCCGTGTAAATAGTATCCTTACTGTAACAAAAGAAAACGGATTTACCAGTTACAGCGATGATGTGGAAACTGTATGACAAGCGCAAGCAAAAACAAAGGCAATAGTTGGGAACGAGCAGTTGCTAAAGACTTAACAAATTTATATGGAGAAACGTTTATTCGTGCGCCAGGCAGTGGCGCATATGTAGGCGGAACCAACACTAAACGCAAGCAATTCTTGCACGAAGGGCAAATTCGTTCATTTAAAGGCGACATTATACCTGGTCAAAGCTTTCCTAAGTTTAATTGTGAATGCAAAAGTTATGGCGATTTTGCATTTCATCAATTGTTTAGTGGTGAATGCAAACAGTTAAATGTGTGGTTAGACCAGTTGCTAGATGCTAGTGATGATGGTGATTTCAATATTCTTATTATGAAATTTAACCGCAAAGGCAAGTTTGTAGCAGTTGAATTTGACCAATATTATGATCATCCGTTATTTGTAGAATATCATATGTTATATACCTATAAAGATATTCGTTGGGCAATCATGGATTATGATCGTTTTTGGACATTGAATAAAAATTTTGTAGAATTGGCATGCGCATGAAAGCTATAGTTATTGGCGGTACTTCTGGTATTGGTAAAAAAATTTCAGAAGTTTTAATAAAAAATAACATTGAAACAACAGTTGTTGGAAGAGAAACGTTTAATATAAACACAATCACTTATGAAGTAGATTTATCACAATATGATTATTTTATTATGTGCGCTGGCATTGATCCTAATGGACTTACGCCTTTTATTGAAAAATCATGGGAAGATATTGAACTTACATTGAACACGAATCTAATAAATCAAATTAAATTTACTCACCGTTGGTTGTCACAACGTCAAAATCAATGGAGTAAAGCAATATTTGTTGGCAGTGTGCATAACGTTGATAGAATAATGAATAATCATTTAATATATGGATTAACAAGGCACTCACAAAAAATATTTGTTGATGCGCTTCGTAGGGAAATTAATAATTCATTAATAGGATTAACTTTGTTAAGAGTTGGCAAAACAAAAACTAATTTTAATAAAAATAGATTAGGTGAGCGTTGGACACAAGAAGCGGATGATACATTTTATGGTACGCCACATGTGACCGTTAAAGATTTAGAAAATCAAATATCTTATATTATTCAAGATAAAAAACACTATATTCAAGAAATTGTTATCGCTGCAAATCCAACATAAATAAATTTGGAGCAAGGCCGCAAGACCTCGGATAACCACAGTGACGCCAAGAGTAGATACTCTTTTACTATTTGTGATACAAATAGAACGCCACCCGTAGCAAAAAAATGCAAGCTCCTTTCCAAATATATTGTAATATTCAATATATTCTGTTACTTTTAGGAAAGGAGAAAAAATCTATGATTAACAGAATCAAAAATATTTTATACATTTTAGCATTTATGCTTACAGCAGCAACAGGCGCAAATGCTAATACTCTTCTGCGCGTAAACCATATGACAAAATATGCTAGCAGTGTTCCTTTGCTGTATAAAATTACTGAATTACTTCCAAAATACGCAGCAGCAGAAGGAATTAATGATCTAAAAATTGAGTATGTTGATGTATTACCAGCAACGATAGCTAATGAAATGATGTTAGCTGGCAAGATTGATTTAATTTATGGTGGTATCAATGGTTTTGGTATTCTTTTTGACAAAGACCCAAATTTAGTTCGACTAGTAGCTGGTGCTGAAGAGTATGACCAGTGGATGGTATGTAATAATTTACAAATTAAGACTCTTGCTGACATTAAACCAGAGCATCGAATTGCTATGCAAGGTTTGAATAGTGGCGAACACATGCAGCTACGTCAGTATTCTGCTGCAAAATTTGGGGATAAAGAATATGATAAATTTACATCAAATATTATTGCCATGCCAAGAGATCAAGCAGTTGCACAACTTACAAAAGATAAACCTGAAATAGATTGTGCTATTGTAGGTGTACCGTGGCAAAATATTGCTGTAAGCAAAGGTGCCAAAGTAGTAGCACATGTTGAAGACCCAAATAAAACCGTTGGTGTTCTTAATGTTATTTATAGTACTAAAAAGTGGCTTGATGAAAATCCAAAACTAGCACGTGCATGGATAGCTGCTCAAAAAGAAGCTATACAGTTATGGGAAAAAAATCCCGAACCTATGGTAAAAGTATTCATGGAGCGAGATGAAGTTACCTCACCTACACTTGAAGAAATATTACAACAAAAGAAAGAAAATAAGGATGTTTATCAGTACAAACCCGATAGCGGTCTAAAATATCTAGATTTCATGTATCGTGTTGGTATTTTAAGTGGGGGTGGAAAAGGAAAAACTGTACATGACATACTTTGGGATGAAAGTTTAGTAAAATAATGTTATATTGTGAAGGTGTTCAAGTTTCATACGGAAAAAGTAAGTTATTCCCACCCTTAAGTTTTACGGTAAAACCTGGCACCTGCACAGTAATAATGGGTCGTAGTGGCATTGGTAAAAGCAGTTTATTACATGCTATCTGCGGCTCATTAGAATATAGTGGTAAAATTGAGTGTAATAAAACTTTTAATGTTTTTCAAGATAATAATCAGTTATTTCCTTGGTATACAATAAAAAAAAATCTTGATTTAGTATGCCAATACTCATACGATGATATTGTTGTTGATTGGAATTTAAAAAATTTGCTAGATTCTAAACCTTTAAATTTAAGTGGCGGACAGCGCCAAAGATTTACACTTATAAGGGCCATATGTAGTGGTGCAAATGTATTGCTGTGTGATGAACCATGCAGTGCACTTGATATGTATACTGGTAACAATGTTATAAAAGATTTTAAAAGAATATTGGTTAATCGTAACTTAAGTTGTTTATGGATAACACACAACCCGATTGAAGCTATTGAAATAGGCGATACTGTGTTAAACTTAACAACAAACGGTATATTAGATATTACAGGCGAAAGAGATGTCACAAAATTCTTTATGGAATAATATAGTTGCAATATGTATATTATTTGCAATTTGGCAATTTTTAAGCATGTATATTAGTGTATCGCTTATACTGCCTGATGTTTATAGCGTAATATCAGCACTAATAGGATTATTTTGCACTATTAAATTTTGGAACAGCTTTGCACATACAATAATAACTCTTTTAGGCGGTTATATAATCGGATTATTCCTAACCTTTAGTATAGTAGTTATTATTATTAAAAATATATTTTTACAAAGATTATTTGAAAAATATAGTACTATTTTTATGCCTATGCCTAGTTTTGTAGTATTACCTTTTATTAGTTTATTTTTTGGACTAAGTTTAACTACAGTTTATATTATGATAGTATGGAGTGTATTGTGGATTAGTGGCATACAGATATTGCGAGCAATTCAAAATGTAAGCCGTCTATGGGAACCACACGTTAAAAACATTGGTTGGAGTTTTGGATTTGCGTTAAGACATGTATATTTGCCTGCGGCAATATCAAATATTATTGGCATTATAAGCACGAGTTGGGCTAATAGCTGGCGTATACTCATCAGTATTGAAACAGTATTTGGCAGTATAGGTGGTTATTTTGGATTAGGTAGTTATATCATGGATACAAAAAGTAAACTAGATGTAGACCAGATGTATGCTACATTATTTGTTATTGCAACCAGTGGTGTTATTATTGATAATATTTTAAAATATTATAAAAACAAATATAGTTATTAAGGGAAAAAACATGTATGATTGGTATTATAAATTTGTTGACTTGCCACATATACCGCAAGATATTATAGATGAAGCATATATTTCTATAGAAAAGTGGGATACTGATAAAAAATTTTGGTGGTGGCCAAAAAGCGCAAAAGAAGTGGATATTGTAAATGGTTTGAAAAAAAACAGTGTGGGATTTATACAGTTTAATGTATCAAATCGTGTAACTGATTGGTTTCTAGAAAATATAACAGAAAAAGGTCACAACAATATTAAGATAGTAAGCAACACTGATGGAGACCACAAAGGCGCACACACTGACAAAACACGAGATTATGTGTTAATTTATTTGTTAGAAAGTGGTAGCAAAACACCACCAAAAACTATTTGGTATAATGAAATAAATCAACCTTCAGTTAGAGAACGAAAAACACGATGTAATGACTATGAACTGCTTACTGAAATATCAAGTGTAACTATACCTTTGCGTAAATGGATTGTATTAAACTCTAGAATTCTACACGGAATTGACCAACTTACATCTAAACGAATATCATTTCATATTGGATTAGAACACCCATTTAAACTTAAAGGCGAATTTATAAAGGATACAAGCAATGCATAATTGGTATTATAAGATATTAGACCATCTACCAGCCGTTCCACAAGAACTTATTGATAAGGCATATAATAGTATTGACACACAGTTAGATAGTATGCCATCTGGTCATTGGAATAAAATTTCAACTATTAAAATTCTAGTAGATGGTGTAGAAAAAACCAATGCGCCCATGCTTGCATATAGTTTAAATAACGAGATGCAGAGTTGGGTACACGAAAATATAACTGACCGTGATATTACTAATGTGCGTATCTCGGTCAGTAACAGCGACGAAACCAAGGATACAAATGGCGCACATTGTGATTTAAGCCGTGATTATGCACTGATATACCTATTAGAAAACGGTGGACCTAACCATAAAACAGTGTTTTATAAGGAAAGAGATAAACTTTTATGGCGCAATAAAGGCGAACGCTGTGATGATTATAGCTTATTAGAAGAAATAGATAGCATTGCTATACCGCTTAAAACATGGGTGCTGCTTACTACAACTGTGCTGCATGGTGTTGTTAATATACCAAAGCAACGTGTTGCTATACAAGTAGGGTTAACTAATTGCAAGAGTTTAGGTATTAATGACTGATTTTAAGCCACAGTTCAACAGCGATTCATATTTTGTTGTAGATAACGATAAAATATTTTATAGCAAGCTGCGTGCTATTGAAGCTGTAGGTGGTGATATGTCACGCATACACTTTAGTTGGATGGAGGATCTATGGTCAACAGTAGATTGGACCATAGAACCACAGGTATCATGGAATGAACTATTACGCATACGGTGTCAACAAATACGTGACAAATATGATTATGTAGCATTATGGTATAGCAGTGGATATGATAGTCACACAATATTGCGCAGTTTTGTAGATAATAATATATTATTAGATGAGTTATTGATATTTGACCGTAGTGAATTTTTTACTGATCCAGAAGTAGAAATAGCATTAAACCATGCAAAATATATTAAACAAACATATTATCCACATTTAAAAATAAATTTAGTGCATGTAAGTCACAAGTCATTGAGTAATTACTATCTAAGACATGGTTCTGATTGGATATATCACACAGGTGGTGTACTAAAATTAGGCAAAACTACGCGCTATTTTTGCACAATGGAACTGCCAGAGTTTATGGAATCTATTGCTGAAATCAATCGTGGTGATATAATGGGAATTGATAAACCTAAAGTATTGCTACGAGACAATTGTTGGTATGCTTTTTGCACCGATGGTAATCTTTGTGACTATGCTGGTAGTAAACAAGAAAATTTTTACTGGAGTCCACAGCTACCAGAATTGCACTTAAAACAAGTTCATATGGTTATATCATGGTTTGAATCACTGCATAACTTAACAGAGGATTTAGTGCATGATGTGCAAGGTCGAAATCGTACCATTAATAAAGAATTACACGAACTTTATTATAAACCATGGAATATAGGTATGGGACGGTTGCCAATGTATTATAGTCATGAATATAGTCGTAATGGCAATCATAAGTTGTATAGTCATATGAACAGTGAATACTCACCTGATTTTCTTTCTTACTATAATCATATAAAAAATAGTGACAATAAAATTTTTAAAATATATAATGATAGCTTATTGCAGGCACGTAGATACGATACACCTGAAACAGGACAACTTGTAGAAAAAACTCTTTTGAGCAAACAATATTATATTCGACCTAGATTTTTTTAGCTATATAATATTAACAGGCAGATATAAATTATTTAAGGCATCTCAGGCACCATAGTCCCTCTTATCAGAATCTATTTGAAGGTTGTCAGCACCCCGACATTGCTGTATGGACAACGTTTGGCTAACGATAGGCTAAACGATGAGGCTCTGAGAAAAAGCAACCTCAACTTACATATGTTCGCTAACAAGGGTATATGTAGGGTCCGTTGGTTATAATCTACAGGATGCAAAGGGGTACCGGCTAACCGCCCCACTTGGTAACAAGTTCCGTTTGTTAGTGTCTATTTGATGGCTCAAATGAAGCGTCACAGACATAGATTTCCTGCTTAAGGAAATCTATGTCTAAAATCTGGTCTAAATGAAACTGTAAAGAATTAATTATAATAATATTATTAAGAGCGAAGCGAAAGGTGAGTGAGCGACAGCGAACGAACTGATAGGCGAAGCCTATCACATATATTAGAAGTAATTAAGACCTGTCTTCTTGGTAGTTTCCATGTGTTCTTCTACCATTTTAGCAATAAGGTTTCGCTCAGTAATACTCATATTCATGGCTTCATCATACGTTACCCCACCACGCATGTGCCAACACATTTGAAGAATATTAGATTTTATCTTCTTAACATCACCTTCATATTGCTCCACTAACGCCATGACTTCATCATGGGTGAGGTTTACGATAGTGGCTCGAAAAAATTTCCATAATCAAACGTGATACCAACGTTATATTCATTTTCACAAGATTCGCATACTACTCTTGATGTTTTCATTTTTATTTGTTCAGCAAATTGCCCCAGTGCTTTTTGAACAGATTTAATAATTTTGTTATTGGCGTTAGCATAAAATTCTTGTATATGTTCACGATTAGTTACTATCATGCCATCTTCAAGAGTAATGCTTTCGGTAGAATTACTCAATAGTGTATTACTAACATTTACTATATTCTGTAGATGAACATCAAATGTTGTTTTGCGTGTTTCTACATCAATAGAATCATCTGCAATTACTTGCATAAGTTTCTGTTCTTCAAAGTCAATGATATTATTCTTGTTACTTTGCAAATAATTTTGTGGTTTAAATTTAAAAGTTAACCCTTCAATTTCAAATGTTTCGTTATAATTTGGACTTCTAATCTGCATTAATACAGGTCCAAGGTTTAATTGGTGGCGACTTTCTGCTCCACAACTTGGACATTTTGATTCCATATCCATACTATCGCCGTATGTTGCTATTCTTATAGCGATTAATATTGCATCAACATCAACAGTTGGTATACTCCATGCATTTGTAATTTGCGGTACACAGCTTTCAATAACACTTACTACACCTTGTCCGTTCATTAGAGCATCTGGTGTTCGTAACATGATCTCATCCTTAGCTGTCATAGGCATTACCCCTACTTCGCCAGTTGCTGATAAGTTAAGGCTACCTGCTGCCCAATATTTTCCTCCGCTTGGAAGTTTTAAGAAAATTGATGGTTGGCGAAAATGTGCTGATAGTGGATTAGAATTTTGCATTTTTTTGAATCCATAAATAATTGATAGACTATTTATATAGTGTACTATTATTTAGAAGAGTAAAAAATGGCTGATCCAAATGTTTTTAGTGACAAAGACCTTGAAGATATCAAGGAAAGATTATTAAAAATAAACCAAACCTATGGTGTACTTGACAAATCTTTGCTGCAGCTAGATAATGCAATAAAAAGTGGAACAGAAAATCAACGTACTGCGTTTGGTTTATATAAACAACAAGATATACTGCGTAGTCGCATACAAAAAGGTGTTAACGAAGAATTACATCATTATACTGAGGGACTTAAAACAGGCAGCGTAGATTTTATTGAAGTTCGTGCTAAATTAAATGAAATGCGTGATGAAGCACTCAAAGTTGCTGGAGATAACAAAGAATTACGATCAAAGATTGAACAAGATTTTAAATTACGTGAAAGCGGTTTACGTTTACAAAATGCATATAATCAAACATTGGGCAAAGCAATAGGAGTTGCTAGCACTGTTGTTGGTGGATTAGTTTCATCATATCAGAATAGCACAAGTGGTTTAGAAGCTGCATTAAACAATGCTAAAGTTGGTTTAGATTTATTAGTATTAGGTGCAAAGGGTGTTGCTGGTTTATTTAAAGGTATACCAGTAGTTGGCGAAGGTATTAGCAAAGCGGCTGATGCTGTTAGTGAATCTGCACAAAAACTTATGCCAATTCTTAATGCAGAAGTTAAAAAACTAGCAGATTCATTTAAAACAGCAAGCAATGCAGGATTAATTTTTGCTGATGGTATAAGTGGATTAAAAAATGCTGCATTAGATGCAGGGTTGCCAATGGGTACATTTGCGGATGCTATTAAACAAAATAGCGAAGCAGTATCTATATTTGGTGGCAACGTCACTGCTGGTGCTAGAAAAATAGGACAAGTAACTAAACTCATAGATACTGAATCACTGCAGAAACTTGGATATACCTTAGATGAAATACCAGGTTTAATTGCACAAACTGGTGCTCGTTTACGTCGTAGTGGCATAACAGGTGATGCAGAAGTTGCAAGAGCAACTATGGACTATGCAAAGAATTTGCGTGTAATTGCAGATTTAACTGGCAAAGACGCTAAAACTTTAATGGATAAGCAAGATGTAGCAGAGCAAGACCTGGCTTATCAACAATTTTTAGCAGATAAAACACCAGAGCAAGCTAACGCTATTCGTCAACAAATGATGGCATTGCCTGAATCAGTGCAAGCAATGGCTAAAGAAATGATGATTAGTGGCGGTCAACTTACAAGTGATACTACCAATCTTACTGCTCAACAAATTCCTGCTTATAAAGCAATGGCAGATGCAGCATATGCTGCGGCAAATAGCGGAACAGCAAGCGCACAGATGGGATTAAAGATTCTACAGGATAACGCTGCTGCGGCTGAATCGCAAACACGTAGCATTAAAGATTTTGCTCTTGCTGCCAGCGTTTTAGGCGATGGGTTAAAACCAGTTGCTGATGGTATTGCAGCGGATCGTGCACTGTTATTGCGAGTATTGGACCCAACTAAACTTAATCAGATGATGAGTGATATTGAAAATGCTGGCAAAACAAAAGACCCAGATACAGTAAAGTTAGCCGAACTAGAACGCATTGGTATGGCAAATCAAGTTAGAATGCAAGATGCTATTGTAAATTCACTTGGTGATTATATGAACGTATTGATTAAATTAAACAAGGTTACCGAACTTGCAGTTCAAGGTTTTTCTGCAACTGCTAAGGCAGTTATGGGAAATGGTGAGCAATTTACTGATTTACAAAAAAATATAGCAAAAACAGCAGCAAGCGGAGAAAGTTTATCAACTGAGAAAAAAGGAATGCTTAGTACAATTGGGATTGGTACAAGTGAACAAGATCGTGCTGCCAATGAACTTGCCAGAATGACAACCGAACAAGTTTCTGATCTTGCAAAATTAAACAACACAACCATTGATGCAATTGCTAAAACTGCTGGATTTGCCAATAGTCAAAAATTAGATGAGGCAAGAACTCAACAACAAGAACAAGATATTGCAACAATGAATGCTACTCTTGGTGCTGGTGGTGCTGAAGGAGGCATTTTTAGTGGGTCTTCAAGTGGTTACCTAGCAAAACTTCACGGCACTGAAGCTGTTCTTCCAGAAAACTTAACTGCAATGCTTATTGATGCATCACAAACAAGACAATCTGAAAACAGTAGAATAACAGAATTACTATCTGCAAATTCAAATTTTGGTGAACAAACACAAAGAACAACACAAGGCAGCGATGATTTAATGACTACTTTGATAAGCAAAGTAGATGATTTAATTAGTGCAACAAAATCTGTTGCCAATTATACCGAGATGACTGCGCATAGAATTGCGTGATGCTGTAATATATCCATAAATATCCTACAAGGAACACAACATGGGATGGAAAAAACACTGGCGTATTGTAAGTGATGGGGCATATAGCCCTGTTAATGGCAGCGTAACAGATTATAGCAGTTACAATTATCTTGGTTCACAGGCAAACGCAGCCTATCGTAACTATCAATCTATGTTACCAGATGTTTACAGCGGGCATCCGAACAGAATAGATCGTTATACACAGTACGAAAACATGGATTTAGACAGCGAAGCTAATACTGCGCTTGATATCTTAAGTGAGTTCTGTACACAGGTAAATGATGACACAGGCACTGCTTTTGATATTCATTTTAATGAAGATGCTACGCAAAATGAAATTATGATTCTTAAAGAACAACTTAAAAGTTGGTATAATTTAAATGAATTTGATAAACGCATCTTTAAAATGTTCCGAAATACCTTAAAATACGGCGATCAAGTATTTGTTCGTGATCCAGAAACCTATAAGTGGTATTGGACTGAAATGAATCGAGTTTCTAAAGTTATTGTCAACGAAAGTCAAGGCAAGGTTCCAGAAATCTACTATATTCGTGATTTGAACCCTAATTTACAAAACTCTACAATCACCAGACCGCCTGGTCCAAATGATTCTTATGCATTTGCTCCATATATGGGTGGTAGTCGCAGTTATACTGCGGGCGGTGAATTATTTTCGCCTAATACACGTTTTGGTGCTGGCAACAATGAATTTCCAGTAGCAGCAGAACATGTTGTTCATTTAAGTTTGACAGAAGGTTTAGATGTTAACTGGCCGTTTGGCGTTAGTCTCTTTGAAGCAATTTTTAAAGTTTATAAGCAAAAAGAACTATTAGAAGACGCTATTCTAATCTATCGTATCTCTCGTGCACCTGAACGACGTATGTTTAAAATTGATGTTGGTAATATGCCAGCACATCTTGCAATGCAGTTTGTTGAGCGTGTTAAAAACGAAATCAATCAACGCAGAATACCAACACAAAGTGGTGGTGGACAAAATCTTATGGATGCAAGTTATAATCCAATGAGCATGAATGAAGATTTCTTTTTTCCACAGACTGCAGAAGGTCGTGGTTCATCAGTAGAAGTGTTACCAGGTGGTCAAAACCTTGGTGAAATTGATGATTTACGTTATTTTACTAATAAATTGTATCGTTCACTGCGCATTCCAAGTAGTTATCTGCCAACTGGACCAGAAGATAGTGACCGAGCATTTACAGATGGTAAAGTAACTACTGCACTTATACAAGAATATCGTTTTAATGAGTATTGCAAGCGTCTACAAAAATATATTGCGCCAAAATTTGATGATGAATTTAAGTTATTTTTGAAATGGCGCGGATTTAATCTTGATAATAGTATCTTTGAATTGCGTTTTAATGAACCGCAAAACTTTGCTGCATATCGTGAAATTGAATTAAACACAAGCAGAATTGGAGCATTTACTCAAATTGTTGCAACAGAATTCATGAGTAAACGGTTTATGATGAAAAAATATCTTGGTTTAACTGATATTGAAATGGCAGAAAACGAAAAGATGTGGCATGAAGAACGTGGTGAAGACCAACCACAAAGTCAAATGCAAGGCAGTGACCTACGAAATGTTGGTGTTACGCCAGGTGGCATTAATACTGATTTAGAAACATTGAGTGACATTGAAGCTGCTGGTCAAGAAGGCGGTATACCTGGTGGCGGACCACCCCCTGAAGCAGGTGGTGAAGTTGGTGCTGGTGGCATCCCTAGTCAAACAGGTGGTGCTGGCGGCGCTGCTGCTGGCGGTCAGACTGCAGGCGCACCTCTTGCAGGCGGTTAAAACGCTAAATAATTTTTACTGAGGTTGTAGCAATGCTTTTAAATGAAATGTTTAATGATGATAATGGTGAATATCAGGATTTAAGTCGTGATAATAGCGTTGCAAAAACACATGATCTGCGCAAAACCAAACTTACGCTTGCGCAAATTAATCAGCTACGTAAGATGAACGATCAAAGAAATGTTGAATACGTAGAAGAAATCATGAAGGTGCGTAAGCAATATGGTGCCACCGCAGCACCTCAACCAGGTCTATAATTCACAAAATCGTCAAAATCAACCTATTTGGAACTGTATTTAATACTACATATTAAATATAAACATAGGACAAAATCTCACAGGAGTTTAACATATGCGTAGTCGTTACGAACAACTTATTGAATACATCATTAATGATGAAACCGACAAGGCTAAGGAACTATTCCATAATCTTGTTGTCGAAAAGAGCCGTGATCTTTACAACGAACTTGTTGCTGAAGAAATGGAAGAAGAAATGGATGAAAACTATGATCATGACATGGATGAAGCTGGTGACAGCATGGACTCTACTGATGACATGATGCATGACATTGAAGCTGACCATGAAGGCATGGATATGGATGATGATAGTGATCATGATGACATGGACATGGACATGGACAATGATGGCGATATGGACATGGGTCATGAAGAAGGTGAAGGTGACATGGAAGACCGTGTTATGGACCTTGAAGATGCCCTTGACGAACTCAAGGCTGAGTTTGAAAAGTTAATGGCTGATGAAAAGAGTGAGCCAGAACACAGTGATGGCGAAAACGATCCAGATTTTGCAGAAGAAGGCGTTGTTCGTGAATACGTTGAAAAGGTTGGTGAATTCTACAAGGGTGAGTTTGGCGCAAAGCCAAATGGCAAACCAGTAGGCGCTGGCACTGGTGACTTTGTAAAGACTGGTGAAACAAATCCAAAGAGCGTTGTTGCAAACAAGAACGACATGGGTGGAACTGCAAAGAACCTTAACCAAAGTCAACGTAACGAAGACCCAGATGGCAAGGCTTATCGTGGTCCAAAGAACGAATATAGCAAAGGTGAAGGCAAAGTACCAGGCGCTGACAAATTCTTAAATGCACCAGGCGGCGACGCTGGTAAGAAAGGTTTCTCAAATGCTAAGAAACCACAAAGTGCAGAAGGAAAGTTTGCAACTGGCGGCGGTCCAAACATCAATAAGAAAGATGTTCTACCTCGCTAATAAGGAATAATAATGAGTAATTTGCTTATCGAAAATCTTAGTTACGATCAGGCTAAAATGGAAATGAGTCATTCAGATGAAGGCAAAAACCTTTATCTGAAAGGCATTTGTATCCAAGGTGGTGTAAAGAACGCTAACAGTCGTGTTTATCCTATCACTGAAATTAATCGTGCTATTGAAACACTCAATAAGCAAATTAAAACAGGTTATAGTGTGTTGGGTGAAGTAGATCACCCAACCAACCTACGCATCAATCTTGATCGTGTAAGCCATATGATTACAGAAATGTGGTTAGATGGACCAAATGGTTTTGGAAAGATGAAGATTTTGCCTACACCAATGGGCAATTTAGTTCGCACCATGTTAGAAAGTGGTGTTAAACTAGGAGTAAGCAGTCGTGGATCAGGCAATGTTAATGAACACGACGGCGCAGTAAGCGATTTTGATATCGTAACTGTTGATATAGTAGCACAGCCTAGTGCACCTAATGCCTACCCAACAGCAGTCTATGAAGGGCTAATGAATATGAATGGTGGTCATCGTATACTAGAAATGGCTAAAGATTTAAATCAAGATCAACGAGTTCAAAAATACTTACAGGAATCAGTCCGTAAGTTTATTAATGAATTGAAAATATAAGTTCAGGAGAAATTAATGTTCGAAGCTCTAAAACCATTACTAGAAAGCGGACTTCTGAACGAAGATACTCGTAAGACTCTAGAAGAAGCATGGAATGCAAAACTAGAAGAAGCACGTAGTGAAATTCGTACAGAAATTCGTGAAGAAATGGCAGGTCGTTACGCACATGACCGTGCTGTTATGGTAGAGGCTCTGGACAAGATGGTTAGCGAATCACTGACTGCTGAAGTTCGTAAGATTGCAGCAGAACGTGAATTGGTTAGTGAAGATCGTGTAAAGTTCACACAGCAAATGATGAATAAGGCTAAGAATTTTGATTCTTACTTGAGTGAATCACTTGCAGGTGAAATTTCAGAACTTCGTAAAGACCGTGCAGTTATGCATAATACTATTGGAAAGTTAGAAGCATTCGTTGCTGAAAACCTACAAGCAGAGATTGCAGAATTTGCACAAGATAAGGCTGATCTTGCACGTACTAAGGTTGCAGTAGTAACTGAAGGACGCAAGAAACTAGAAACACTTCGTGATTCTTTTGTAAAGAAAGCAAGTGCGCTAGTAGAAGGTACTGTCACAAATCATCTACGTTCAGAACTAAATCAACTTAAAACTGATATTCAAGAAGCAAAAGAAAACAACTTCGGTCGTAAGATTTTCGAAGCTTTTGCAACTGAATTTGGTGCAAGTTATCTTAACGAACGTGCTGATATCAAGAAGTTAACTAAGCAGATGCATGAAGTGATGAATCAACTTAGTGAAGCTCGTGAAGAATCAGAACGTGCAATGACTGAAGTTAAGAAGAAAAATGATGAAATACGCCGCATCAACGAAAGTATCGAAAGAAAAGGCAAAATCAACGATTTGCTTAGTCCGCTAAGCAAAGACAAAGCCGCTGTGATGTCAACACTGCTGGAATCAGTCCCAACAGATAAATTAGACGCAGCATTTAAAAAGTATCTCAATCCAGTTATGGAAGGCACTGCATCAACTCCAGCAAAAAAGGAAATGATTGCAGAAACTCGCACTGAAGTAACCGGTGATCGTACTGTTAAAGCAGATCAGAGTTCAAGCAACATTGTTGAAATGAAGCGTCTGGCTGGACTAATAAGAAACTAATTAATTGGAGAAGACCCTATGACACAAGAACTAATTGAAGGACGTTGGGACGAAACCAAAGCAGCCCTATTGGAAGGCTTAAGCGGTAATCGTCGTACTACAATGTCAATGGTATTAGAAAATACCAAAAAGTACCTAGCTGAAAATGCTTCATCTGGTGCTACTGCTGCTGGTAACGTAGCAACACTTAACCGTGTTATCCTACCTGTTATCCGTCGTGTTATGCCAACAGTTATCGCCAACGAAATCGTTGGTGTTCAACCAATGACTGGTCCAGTTGCTCAGATCCACACACTACGTGTTCGTTATGCAGACAGTGATACAGAAGTTTCAGCAGGTGAAGAAGCACTAAGCCCATTCAATATCGCTCGTGGATATTCGGGTAACGGTAGCAACTCTACTCCAGCA